TCATCCAATTCTCCTCTTCAAGATTGTCAGCACCGGTCCGCGTGAATCAGTTGCTGATACCATATTCGCAGCCTCAATCAGATGCCCGAGCTCAGCGCCCGAGTAGTGACTGGTGATGCTGCCATTCTTGTGCCCCAGAAGTGCCTTGCGGTCTTCCTCAGTTACGCCCGCTGCGCGCAATCGACGGCCAAACGTGTGTTTGAGATCGTGAATCCTTATAGACGCATAACCTGGGTGAGCGGGGCGAAGGTTTATCTCCTGCCAGAGTTTCGCTGCCCTCACCCGCGCCTTCTTCCAGGCCGAGTCGTTCATCCGGTGCATCGCATTATCTTTGTACGGGAAAACCCATTCCTTGCTCAGGCCGCGTTGCTTGTCGATGATCGACTTTGCCACGCTGTTGAGCACGACCAGTCGCTCATCACCGTTCTTCACCCCGGACCGTTCGTGTCTTCCGCCAAAATCTGATGGGATCAGAAATACACTGGTGCCAAGTTCCGGTACCAAAATCTCCCAATCCCATCTCAGCTTGCAGACTTCCTGCTCCCGCGTGCCGGTGTTCACCTTGAATAGCGCCATTGTCTGCAGGTGCGCTGGTAGCTCTCCGAATAGGATCGATTGCTCTTCCCATGTCATAGGGTAGGGCTCGCGAACCTTTTTCTTCAGGTCCAGCTTGGCCAGCATCGGCACCGATTCAAGCCAGGGCCTGCGCTCCTCATCCCGCCACTTCCTTGCACAAAGCGAAAGCACCCGTATAACCCGTTCGATCGAGATGTTGATCGTGCGAGGCGCTACCGGCTTCAATTGCTTCCCGCCTGGCAAGACCATTCCCTTTAAACGATCCTTTATGAATGGCTCAAGTGCCTGGTCATCGATGTGGGTCAATGGCAGATCCTTGAGATATGGGTGGAGCTGACTCAGGTGATGCGCCGTCAACTTGATTGAGGGCTGGTCCTTGCTCTCGATCAGAAACCTAGTCGCCGCTTCCTCCCACGTTCTGGTGCGGCGTACGCCGTATACTTTCTGTTGTCGAAGCTGCTCCAGTCGGTGAATCAGGTACTGCTCGGCTTCTTGCCGGTCACCAGTTCCAGTGCTCTCTCGAAGGCGCTCGCCTCGGAAAACTTTGTCGATTTGCCAGACTCCACCCTTCTGGTAGAGACCGGAGATCGCTTTTCTCGCCATGGTTTAACTCCTTTGGCTTCACCCTGGCGCTCGCTGCGAGGCCGATTGTTGTCCTGATTGGCTGCCTTTTCAATCGACTTGCTCTCAATGTAGGCGTCTGCCCATTCGTCGAGTTCGATACGGTCAAACGCGACTCCCTGTTTCCCAATAGGGAATTCACGTACGTTCGGCCTGACCGTTTTGTTAAATTCGTCCCGACACATGCCGAGATAGCCTGGCGCATCCATAAATCGGATGAACCTTGGCGGTATGCTACTGGCCTTGGCCGCTGTGGCGTTTGCCATGGGGATGCTCCATGCCGGGTGTGGCGGCAGAAGGTGGTTGAACTTGCTCTCGTTTTAAACGGAGGCAGTGAGGTGGGGATTACAGTTATCAATTTGTCCCGTTCCGCGAAAGACTTGAGGTCAGGTATTCGCGCACAGAGCGAGAACGTCATCCCCTCCGCGCAGGTCTGATCTTGCGGCTCTCTGCTGACTCCAGGCACCTACGGCATCGAACACCTGGGCGGCCTGTTCTTCAGTCAGCGATATCTCGGCGGGAATGGCGATCCAACCCGACGCGACCCGATGATTCGGATTGCTCTCGGCGACCAGGGTTTTGTAAGTGTCCTCGATCACGTCTTCGAGGTGCGTGGCCAGATAGTTGCCTTGAGGGGCGACCTCTACCGATTTGGTGTAGCGGTGCCCGAGTTGATCTCGACACTGGACGCTGACATAGATCGTCCAGCGATGGGCAACGTCGCAGACTGCTTCGGCCATGCGTTGTCCTGGCGGGATGCTCGTGCAGCTCTTCCTGTTGATCATCCCTTGGCGTCCGCTGGGGTCGATGTGGACCACCGCGACGTGATTGGCATTGAGCAGTGCTCGGCTCGCTCGCTCTTTCCGGGTACGCATGTTGTTGGGCTTTCGCTTTTTCATAGCGCCACCGTAATCTGGCGATTGGCCTTGGCTTCAAACTGCATGGCAAGGTCGTGAGCGGCCTTGTAGTCATTACGGAAGGCGTGAGTCTTGCCGGTGGTGAGGTCTTTAATCTGATACATGCCGAAGCTTCCGCCGGCGACTTGGTAGCGCACCGGTTTGGCCGGGGCTCGTCGATCAATACGGCTGTAGAACCCGGAGCGGGCGGCCGTTGTTCGTTGCAGCAGCTCACCGACTTCATCGATGCGCTCTTGAAATGATGGATGCATGGTTGATCCCTCGGAGTAGGTTAGGTGTATTCATCAGCACTCCGACCACCTGATGGTGGCCATTGGGCAGGAAAGGGGCTGATTGATAAAAGGCAGGCGTAAAAAAGCCCGATCGGAACCGGGCCATTGTTTGTGTCAAAAAGACCTGCTTAAGTGATCGCAGGTGTTGCCATCGCGGGCTTCGACGAGCCCGCCTGAATGCGCTGCGTGATTTCCTCTCGATGCACCGGGACATCCTTGGGTGCGCTAGTCCCGATACGTACCTGTTTGCCGCTCACACCCAGCACGGTGATCGTGATGTTGTTGCCTATGTTGATGCTTTCGCCTTCTTTGCGAGTCAAAATCAGCATTGTCCATTTCCTTGCGTGAGTGGGTTTCCCAATGCCGCCTTGCAAGAAGCGGCATCAGTGAAACATCACTGCATTACGCGGATTTCATTACGAGGGAACCACGCACCGTCGAGCTTCACCATGCAGCCAACGAAGGCGGCGTAGCGAGTCTCTCGATCGGTCTGGAAGCCGTAGTAAGAGCAAGTGGCCCGTGAGGCAAGACCACTCAGCAACATGCAGCCCACGATCAGTGTCAGCAGGATCAGCAGAACCTTTGTCGCGTACTTCACGCCTCGATACCGTAGTCAGCCAAGCGTAGACCGAAGTGCATGCCTATTTCCTTCAACACCACCAACTCTGCTGGCTCGATCTGGCCGTCAGCCTGGGCAACGGCAAGAATGTTGACGAAGGCTTCCTCCGCGTCGGCCGGAAAGTTTTTGATGTCGGCCAGTTCCCGCTTGATCGCCAATCGTCCTACTTGAAAGTTGGCGTTCAACTGGCCTGTAAAACGATTGATTGTTTCGGTGATCTCGCTGCCGAAGTGCGTCAAATTCGGGTTGGAGCGAATCAACTCATCCAGCTTGGAAACCTCGCTAGCTTCAATTTCACCATCAGCCGCAGCGACCAATAGGCCGCCACCGACAATGGCCTGCATCAAGTCGCGGTTAACAACCTTCTTCATTTCGGCCTGGGCGTTGCCGACTTGTTTTCCGAAGAGTTTTTTCATTCCGAACATGGTGTTTCCTCATTGCAGGGGAGGGGATTTCCCACATAGCCCTGCTGCCAAGGCTATGAAGTGAAATCTAATTGGGCTGTCAGCGGGACTTAGATATGGCGCACTTAGGTGGCAGTCGCTCACGCCGGGTGCGTTGGTCTTTTTGCTGGTAACAGCCTTGTATCGGTGAGGTTGTTAAAGAGCGACGGGAGATCCCGCGTCGCCGATCTATTTCGTGGCAACGACTCAAATATCTCCCGTGGAGCTTTTTAAGTCAACTCCGTAGGAGATAAATATTCCGGTGGCCATAAAAAAAACCGCATTGCGCGAGTTTTTATGGCGATCAAATATTGGCTGGCAGTCTCCAGGAGACACGGATCGCGTCGTCTTCTTCTGGGCTCAACGTAACGTTTTCGGTATCGGCTATGTCCTCAAGGAGTCGCTTCCAATCTCGTGGGCATTCATCTGAGGTTTTACGAATGACGGCTGTCTTTCGTTTCTGGGCGGTCGGGGCGCTAATAATTTTTTGGATGCGGAGACCGAGACGCTCAAATGAGTCCGGCAATGTTGGTTTGTTCTGTGGCTTTGCCATAGCACTGCTCCATTTGTGTATGGATATACACTGAGCGGTTTGCCTTGTTAGCGCTAAATATTAATGATTAAAAACAATTATTTAACAGAGAAGAGCCCGCAATCTGCGGGCTTCAGGAGGGAGGTGTTAAGGAGGATTACAGACAAATCGAAGGGCTCAAATTTAGATTCTGCCCAGCACCTTGCTGGGGGCAAGGATTGCCCCTACGTAGTGAATATTCTCGATATCAGACCGAGCGATCGTCAGTCGCTCACCGTATGCCGTGTTTATCGACATGAGGCTGACGTCTTCATCGGTTTCGAAGAGAAGTTCTTTGACCATGCTTTGGCCATCGGTAGTAGTAATCATCACATACTCGCCCGGCACTAGGCGGTGATTGGGCTCGCAAACGGCGATCCAGCCACTACGAATTGCCGGAGCCATCGAGTCACCCTTAAGTCGGAGTGCATAGGCGTCCTCATCTCTGGAGTAGGTCTCAACCCAGCCAGCAGCCTGGTCAAGACTCGTCCAATAACCTTCGTGACCGAGTTGCGCTGTTCCAACAATATCGATTCGACGGGGAGCGCTGGTAATTGGCGGGCCTGGCTCAACGTTTGACTGCAACGGTTTGACTAGTGGAACGGCATTGGCAGCAATCGCTAAATCAGAGATTTCTTTTGCGATCCGGGGGCTAAACCGCTCTACGGGTATGCCAAGCATTTTGGCTATCTCAGCTGCCATTTCCTTGTTGAGCGCACGGTTACCATTCAAGTGACTGCTCAGCGTGCCTTGGCTCATGCCGACGGAGAGCGCGATCTCTTCTTGAGTCAGCTTCTCGCCTTTAGGGGCGCGCGCATTGTAGGAAGCCAGCTCCGCTTTTAATGCGGCGCACTCCGTCTTTTCCCATTCAAGTAATGGTCGTCTGTCATTTTTCATTTCCGAAGAGTATTCCCGGTGGAGATACATTGCCATCTCCTTTGGAGTTGATTAAAAAAGCTCCATGGGAGATATTATTGCCTCAGATACACCACCGGAGATCGGACAGTGCGTCAAATCACCCTCAGCCAATTTGCTACCGAGAAGGGGCAGACCAAGGCCGGAATTTTGTTAGGCATGACCCAAAGTTCAGTAAATAAAGCTCTGCAGGCAGGGCGTGACGTTTTTGTTACGGAGCACGCAGACGGCTCTTTCACAGCGGAAGAGCTCAGACCATTCCCGGTCCAAAGCGCAAAAAGGTCGCGTCGCCGGATGCTGCCCATTTCATGAGCAACTTTGAGCGCAACGGCGCCGAGAGAAAACTAGAAAATGAAATCGCCAGTACTAGAAACCCGTCGCGCAGTGGTGATCGAGGTCGCAAAGAAATACCCCGGCGGCCAAGTATGCGCTGCAGCTCGCCTCAGTCTCGATCTGAAGCGTTTTAAGAATCAGGTTTATGAGAGCGGCGGTGTCGTTCCTCTTAGCGATGAGGAGGTTTACGTCCTCGAAAGCGAGCAGGGCACCACGCGCCTACCGGACTACATCTGCGCGATGTACGGCGGCGTATTTGTTCGTCTGCCTGAGGTTGGCGATCTGGACAATGTCGACATGCACCAGCGCTCGTTGCGTACTTCTGTGAAGCGCGGCCGGGTTGACCAGTTTCTTGCCCTGGCGTTGGAGGATGGCGAAATCACCGCCGTGGAAGCATCGGAGATTTTAGCCTTGCATGCAAAGCACTTGGCTGCCCGGCACGAGGAGGTGACCGCACTGATTGAGTTGCACAAATCGAAACGTCCAGCCCGACCGCCAAGCGGGAAGGGTTGATATGCAGTTCACGATCACGATCAACCAGGTGAAAGCACTGGAGTGGGGGTTGAACTCCCAGCAGGCGCTGCTGTTTTCGTTTGTCTACGAGTGTCCTAGCTGGGCAAGGCCAATCAAGACCGATAAGGGGATTTTCTTTGCCTTGAGCAAGGCAAAAATCGTGGAGGAATTGCCCTTGCTCACCGATAAACCAGATACAGCGTACCGACTTCTCAAAGGGCTCGAGACCGCCGGGTTGATCGAGCTATCCCACACTTCCAACATCAGTTTGTTTCGTTTGACCGAAAAGGCCAAAGAGTGGAATCGAAAGTTGGACGGGTCGGAAAAATATCCGACCTCTGAGGTGTGTGAGGGTCGGAAAAAAATCCGATCTGCCTCGGAAAAATCTCCGAGCAAGGTCGGAAAAATATCCGAACAGGGTCGGAAAAATATCCGAGGAGGGTCGGAAAAATTTCCGACAAATCAGGGTACCAGTAATCAGGGTACCAATCAGGTAACCAGTAATCAGGAGAAGCAGGGCGCTAACGCGCCAGGCAAATCGCCAAAGTTCGACCCGCTGACTGCCAAGCCGGAAAACGTCAGCGTCGAGGTTTGGGCCGACTGGTGCCAGCACCGCAAGGAAATCCACAAACCCCTCACCGCCAAGAGCTGTGAGCAACAGGCCAAGGCCTTGGCGAACCATTCAGCCCCCGATTCGGTGCTGACTCTTTCGATCAGCAACGGTTGGACGGGGATCTTCCCCGACAAAGCAGTCATCACCTCACCACTTCCGACCAGTCGCCATTCCGGCTTCGACACTCGCGATTACAAGGCCGGTACCAAGGAGAACGCCAATGGCACCTTCCGTCTCTAACTTCGGCGCTCACATGGACCGCAAATTCGGCGTCATCGGCCGTCAGCCAGCGAGCTGCCTGGACCATGGCGAGTATTCGGCGGTTCTCCTCAAGGGGGGCAACCTGTCTGGCTGCCCCATCTGCGCGAGCAACAAACGCGACATGCAAGAGCTTGCGCGCAAGCGCTCCCAGTTTCGGATAGTTCAGCAATCAAGCGCCCGGATTCCGAAGCGTTTCGCGGAAAAGACATTTGCCGATTTCGTTGTGTCGAATCCGGCCCAGCAGGTTGCCTTGGATGCATGTACCGATTACGTCGACAACTTTTCGAAGCATCGCCGGGAAGGTCGCTGCATGTTGCTGCTGGGGAAGGTCGGCACCGGCAAAACCCACCTGGCCATTGCCTCGGCCAGTCACCTGATCAACGAATGCATGGTCAAGGCGATCTACCGCACGGTGGGCACGCTCATCGGCGAGATCCGGGCGACGTTCAATGAGCGCTCAGGCGCGTCCGACGCGCACATCTTGCGTGAGGTGATCGGCGCGGACCTGCTGGTGCTCGATGAAGTCGGTGCGACCAAGCAGAGCGAGTTCGAGCTGGCCACCCTGTTCAGCATCATCAACGGTCGTTACGAACAATGTCGTCCGACGATCATCGTCAGCAACCTGTCGCCCGCCGAATTGAACGACGCCATTGGTGCGCGCTGTGTCGACCGCATCCGCGAAAACGGCTGCATTGGCGTGGCATTCGAGTGGGAATCTCAACGCGGTAAGGAGGGCTTCTGATGAACGCGGCCAAGCAACAAAACATGCTCGCCGGGCAATCGTCGCTCGCCCGCAAAGTATTTCAAGTCGTGCCAATCCAGGAGCGCTGGAGTGCTCACGATATTTTCAATTCGTTGATGGTTGCCGAAACCACGGGTGCCCAGTTTCCGGCCGTCCGTCGCGGCTTGGAAGAGTTGAAGGACGCAGGTCTCATTCGCGAACCCGTTAACGGACACTTCCAGCGCACCGCCATCACCATCACGCCCCAGAGAGAACAGAGCATGTCGAAAGAAACCAAGCCGGCCATTGCTACTACCAAGAAACCTGAGGGTAGCGCTTTGGATACATTGGCGGTGCTGTCTGGCGAGGTCATCAGCTTTGCCGAGGAAGTCGGTCAGCGCATGAAAAAACTCGCCGCGCGTATCGAGGAAGTGGCGTTGTCCGTTGAGGCAGAGCGCGAGGTCAATGCTGAAGCACTCGACAAATTCAAGCTCCTGCAATCCCTGCTGAAGGGGGGCTAATGGGCAATTGGACTGCCGTGGTGAAGACCCTGACGGTGAAGCTGTCGGACGCCGAGATCGAGCGAAACGCCAAGAAATTGCACGTCCGCGACCTGCGTGATGCGAGTCATCCGGCATTGCATTTTCGCTTCGCAAAGAATCGTTCTCGTGGCTCCTGGTACTTGCTCAGCAAGCGCTCCTGGCATCGTATTGGTGGATTCCCGGATCTGAGCACCAAGCAGGTGGTTGCGGCGCTGCCGACTGTCCGTCTGCGAGTTGCTGCCGAAGAAGGTTCGACTGTTTCGAAGTGGATCACGACCGGTGAATTGCTGACATGGTACGCCGAGCGCATGGCGCGTGATCGCAGCTTGTCCGAGAAGCGCAAGAAGACCGGCGCCTCGATGATCAAGTGCCACCTCATGCCACGCCTTGGTGATCTGCCACTGACCGACATCGACAAGGCCACCCTCGACAGCGACCTGATGTGGCCGCTGCAAGAAAGCATTTCCATCGACTACGTACGTTCGGTGTTCCAGTTGCTGGCCCTGTCCTTTCGGCAGGCGTTAAAGCTGGGCCTGATTTCGTCAAACCCGATGACGGGCATCAAGTTCAATGACTTCTCCAAGGCCAAGGTCGGTATCAAGCCGTCTCGGTTGCGCGGCACCCAGCTGCAAGATCTGATGACGCGCTTGCTCGGTGCGATGGCGAACAACCCAGGGGATGGTCTGTTGGCGCTGCTGATGCTCTGCCACGGCACGCGGATCGGCGAAACCCGGCAGGCACGCTGGTCACACATCAGCCTGGCCGAGCGTGAGTGGTTCATTCCGGCCGAGCACACCAAGACCGGTGTCGAGCATCGCCTGCCGCTGACTGAGCAGGTGCGCAAGGTGCTCATCAGCTACCGCGAGATCCAGCGGGCCAAAGGGTATGACGGTCAGTTCCTGTTCCCGTCTCGTAACGGCAAGGCACTCAGTGAAGGGCAGGCGAGTGCCGTATTCGTGCGGCTGGGGCAGGGCGAGTGGACCAGTCACGACTTGCGTAAGTTGGCACGTACCGGCTGGGCTGACCTCGGCATTGACCACCTGATCGGAGAACTGCTGATCAACCACGCGATGGGCCATAACGTGAAAGTGTACATCCAGTCGGACGTGATGGGGCGCAAGCGCGATGCCCTGGAGCAGTGGCACGCGCATCTAGATACGAAGGGTTTTGAGCAGATCCATATGTTGACCGGCGTTAGATTCGGAGATTCCGGTACTGCGCTGGAAGCCACAGAGAATAAGGGCTGCAAGGCCATTCGAGAATCAACCATAGGCGAGGATTTAAAACATGCAGAACGGGCAGGGCTTCGGTTTTAAGAGAGAGCGGATCGAGCTGGAACCTTGCCCGGTCTGCAAAGGAAAAGCGGTGGTGCAGGGCGTTTGTTATGAGCTGGTTTGCAGTGATTGCAACGGCTCAGGCTGGGTAATGGCGGGGAGTCGGTTGGTGCTTTCTACAGACGAATTGGTGACACAGCTCAGCCTCAGATTACAGCAGGCTCTGCGCAAAATTGAAGTACTGGAGCGGGGTACCTCGGCATCTGGCCCGGCCGGGTACTACCAACAGAATAACCGTCGCGGTGCCGGCGGAACGAATTTCACCGGGGATTGAGAGGTACGACACATGATGGTTCGAAAACCAGCGCTGCACCCGTTAGGCGATACAGAATACCTTCTAGAGCAATGGGGATGGTGGCGTATGGATGGGAGGGGAATCCCAAGCTATGCGTCGCCCATGTTGGCACTGATGCGTGATGCGATGCCATCGCCTGCCAAGTCGTACTCCATCACCGACGAGCTTGCCTGTATCGTGGATGCGGCGGTGGCTCGTCTGTGTAAACGTGATCAGCAGATGGGAGATATTGTATGGCTGTACTTCGGCGCAAAATGGCCGGCCGTTCGGGTCGGAAAGTATCACCATGTGAGCGAGGGAAAAGCTCGCGAGCTAATGAAAGCGGGAGTGGCTTGGATTGATTGCGTGCTCGAAAGCATCAAGGAAGGGTTCTAGATAGAATGCTCGGAAAACAATTCCGAAAACCCGCTTTTAGGGATTTTCGAAATCATAGCTGGTAATTGAGCGAAACTCACCATCCAATCGCACACTGCCTGACTAGACTACATTTTGCGGGCTTATGCGGCCATGTAGTAGTGACACCGGCCGCGTTCGATCCAAAGCTGTCGTTGGCCAAAGGCAGAAATAGTCTAAAGACAGGCCACTCTATCTGTCGCTGCTAACCAAATTGAATTAAATCTAAGTTTCTGTAAGCCTTACGTAGTGAGGGCAATAAAAATGTTGCTTTCACAATGAGCCTGACCTCATTATTCTAAAAGCTGATTGGTACTGGTGCGAGCTTATCTGTACCGACATTAGCTGATTTTAGTTGCCACAGTTTCTGAAGGCCTAGATGCAAGACATGGATGCTCAAATGGTGCGAATATGAACTACGAAATTTTTGATATTTCAAATTTTAAGCAGGAGGAGTTCGAGCCGCTTGGAACAAAGGCAAAATACTGGTGCTCCGACGGGCTCGGAAATTATTATCTATTTAAGTCAATCGAAACGTATGACTCAACCAATAGCATTATTTTAAGAGATGGGGAGGATTGGTCAGAAAAAATTTCATGTGAAATTGCAAAAAAATTACTTATCCCTTGCGCCAACTACGAGTTGGCGCGCGATCAATCAGTTCGTGGAGTCATTACCCCAAATTTTATATCCAGCGACAATGCTTACCTTGTAACAGGGAATGAAATTCTAAAAAATTATAGTGCACCTATCAATGCTGAAGTTCAGAAGAAATCCGAAAGACAGAACATTATGCATGTTTATATTATTCTGCGACGAATAATACGAAATAAACCACTAGGTTTTAACAGCTTGCCTAGCATTAAAAGCGCTGCGGATTTTTTCACCGGCTACTTAATGCTTGATGCGCTCTTATCAAACCAAGATAGACACAGCGAAAACTGGGGGTTAATTGTTACTGGCAAAGGTCGCTTCCACCTGGCCCCCACATTTGACCATGCTGCGGGGTTAGGTAGGAATGAATCTGATGAAGCAAAGGAAAATAGATTAACCTCTCAAGATAGAGGGCAGCATGTTTCAAGTTACGTGCAACGAGCAAGGTCGTATTTTTATTTAAAAGATAAAAGATTGCGAACGTTAAAGGCATTTGAATATTTTGGGGTGTTGAACCCGCGAGCGGCTTTAAGTTGGTTGACTCAACTGAATGCATTGACTACTGACATAATGCAAGCTATTATTGAGCCAGTGCCTGCGGAAATAATGAGCGATGTTTCTAAAAAATTTGCCCTTGAAATGCTTTGTTGTAACAAGTCGAATATGATGGCTCTTGTGCCTTTTTTTGAGGAAAACTTAGACCCATCATTTAGAAAGCGGCAGATTAAAACATATGAGTAGTGCATTTGTAATTTGGCAAGACCCTGAAACCACGATGTGGGAACCCGTTGCAAAGTTGACCGAGTCCCAGGGGGTTTATAGTTTCGCTTATACCCGAGGAGCGCTAAGTAAGAATTTCGTTCCGTTTCCTCGCATGAATATCTTGGATAAAGTATATGTGTCAAACGAACTTTTTCCTTTTTTTCAAAATAGATTAATCCCCGAACGACGTCCTGAATATTTCACCATGCTGTCATGGTTGGATATGGTGCCTGGCACCAATGACCCTCTTGAAATCCTTAGTGCTTCAGGAGGCTCAAGAAAAACAGATAACTTCAGAATTGTTAAAGTTCCGCAAAAGTCGGTAAGCAAAGAGTACCGATTGAAATTTTTTATGAGTGGTGTTGCGTATATTTCAGATGAGGCTAAAAGAGAGCTTTTGACTCTGGATAGTCGAACTCAATTGTCTTGTTTTGTTGAAGAAGGGAATCGTGCCGACTCGAATGCAATTTCAGTCATCAATCCTGGCACAGGCCATCATCTCGGATACTATCCTCACTATCTAAATGAGGATTTAATCTACGCTAATCGCCTGCTTGGAGTGACTGGTGGCCGACTTATTACTAACATTCCCATCCTCAAAGTCAACTTGAACGCACCAGAACAATATAGGCTGTTGTGCGAATCAGTAACTCCTTGGCCGGATGACTTTGTACCTTTTCAATCAGAAAAATATAAACTTCTTGCGGCAAGGAATCGATTTCCTGATCTCTGAGAACAGGCAAGGGTGCATATTAATCTCATGTGAACTCATGCTTCAAACGATGAGTTTTGTAGCAACCACTCAGCCTTCTGGTCAGCTTAAGATTTAGCTCGAACGATAGCTTGCAACTATCAAGACGTGTCTTTTTTTGATTTTCTTACAGTGTCCACCTTTTCGTCAAAATTTTGTTCAGACCATGACGCCGGCAAAAGGAGATCTTTTGACGTTTGTCTAACGTGGACCTATAGACTTGATAGTGGCTAAATGATAGCGTCGCATTCCCTAAAATGGAAGACGGGATCATGAACATAAAAGTTAGCTTCCCCCTCAATAGCACTGCCTCCAGTGAAGACGTATTCCAAGAATGTATTAATTGGATAATGGATTCACCTTACACTGACTTCGCTCAAGAAGAACTTAACAAGTTCGATAATAGCGAAGATTTCACATTCACAAAGCATCAAGAGCACATCGAGTTCTCCCGCTCTGAGACTTCAGAGCTTTTTATTTCTTCTCTGCGATACAGAAAATCCACTGCTAATGCCCAGTGGATTACAGAGATTTCAACTAGAATAGAATCAGATCAGCACTGGATTAGCGTAGTCTCAAGCATTGTAACTACTACCGCTTCAAATGAGCCGCCTGATATCAAGAAGCCACTTATAGTTATTAGGCTTATAAGTCGATTTGGTGGTGGTAACGATGGCGATGTTCCGATTGCTATCACCCCAATAGTTCTAGATGAAACTGATACTAGTAAAGAAATAGCAAAGGCAGTAATAAACTCAAACAATAGTTGCGCATTGCCAATCGTATATGTAAGTGCTAATGGCGGTAACAAACACGCCGTAATCCCCGATAGACTCGCTAGAAAATTAAGTGGGATGGCTCACGTTATAGTGGAACCTAGTCGGGCTTTTTCGCATAATCTGCGCAAAGAGGTAGCATCTCGAAATGTTTATGGTGGGGTCGTTGGAATATATTGGCCTAAAGGCACTGGAGTAACCCTATTCCGAAGAGAGCTCAAAGAAGTAAAGTTTTTTGAGCAGGAGATTTTTGAGAAAGTATGTGAGGCTTTGTCAGTACTAATACCACCGCACAAATGCAGCTGGGAAGAAGTTAGTCATGTAAAAAATCGGAATGCAATTGAGCATTTGAAAAGAGAGGGTGTTAATGCTGCAGAAGCAAAAGAAATTGTTGTTTTGTATGAGGCAGAGCTCACGGAAAAGATAGAAAATATACAGGCATTGAATAGAGAGATCGATAGGCTCAGTATATTGGTTCGTCATCTGGAAGCAAAAACGCCGGTGCAAGGTGGAATAATGATAAATACCGGCGATGAAGAGGACTACTTCGATGAGGAGATTTTGGCGGTTACGTTGCTTGCAATAAAAGATTATGCGGCAAAAAGCACTCATTCCAATTCAAGACGTGAGCATATCTTAAGTGCTATTTTGAATGGCAATATTGTTAACGATCTGCACGATCAGAAAACAAGAGCGTTAAAAGAAGCGCTTCGCGGCTATCGTGATATGAATAAAAAAGTTAGAGATACATTTGAGGAGTTAGGCTTTTCAATTACTGCGGATGGAAAGCACTGGAAAGTCGTTTACCAGGAGGATGAACGATATACCTACATCCTGCCTAAATCTGGAAGTGATCATCGCGGAGGATTAAATGCCGCAGCCGACATTGCCAACATAGTCTACTAAATCAGCGAGGGTGTCATTCAATGAGGGTGGCGCCCTACAACCAACGTGAGAATCAAAGCAGGAGGACCAATTTCGACTCTTCGAACTAGCCCTCTCTTTCCCAACGAGCTGTTTTGTTCAGTTAAACTCCATAAACTATTCAAGCGTCATTCATGCCTGTGAAAAATTATAAGGGTTAGCACGTTTCTAACGATAAGACGTCGATTTGTCATCATTGGTGCATGGCTGGTTTTTGATAAAACGGTCGCGTTCTCGAAAACAAAATCGATTTTCCGAATACGTACAAAAACAGTTGTCCATATGGAATAGCTCTGCTTTTATAGCACTGTGTCAGCTGTATAGCACGACACCACACAGGTGCTAATCCATGGCGTCGAGCTTTTTGTCTGCTGCTCTAAAGCCTCGCAGTTTTGCGGGGCTTCTTCGTTTTTGGGATTCCCATCAGCGGAGAACGGCACCTTTAGTTACCTCAACTCTCCCTTATCGGGAACGCGTCGAGATGTTGCCCATGCCGGATAAACCAGATACCTGGGTCATTGTTTTCATGTGGCTGAGTCAGCATTCACAGACTATTTGGGCAGCATTTTTGTCGTTGTGTATGACCGTACTTCGTGTGTTCTACTCCGGCGGCACTTGGAAGGATGCACTGATCGAAGGTCCAATGTGCGTTTTACTATCCTTGAGCATTATCTGGGGCTTCGAGCTGATTGGCTTGTCGTCATCGCTGGCCCAGCCGGTCGGAATTTGGGTGGGCTTCCTTGGGGTTAAGAAGGTCGCTTACTGGGCTGATCGAATTGCTGAAAGCAAGTTTCCAAAATCGGATTCGGGGCCGTGATTCGTCGTATACCGCTTAACATTCAACCACTCAACTTTGAGACTTTAGCTGATGGCCTACACCCAATATGGCGCAGTCGTTGCCGATAATGCCCAAGATCTTGTGGCCAAACTGGCCGAGTCCATGGCCGATGGCTGGCAGCCATACGGAAGCCCTGTCTCCGTCACTGAAGGCTTTCAAGTGCTTCAGGCTGTGGTGAAGGGAACGAACAATGCAGCTGGCACGCCAGGCGAAATCACCTCTGAAAACATCTCGGACGCCTCGGATGTCGGCAAGGCCGTGCTGGTGAGCGTCGACGCCGCCGCTGCTCGTGTTGCTATCGGCAGTGGGACTTCGGACTTCTCCGGTAGTTACAATGATCTGAGTGACAAGCCGGCCATTCCCGCTGAGGGTAATGCCGCGCTGCTGGAAGCCGGTACCGACCTCGTCGCGTATACCTGGTCAGCCAAACTGATTCATGACGAGGTTGCCCGTCAGATTGCAGCGCTACCGGCATGAGCATCACATCTACCATTTCGACTGCCTCCGTTTTAAACGCGATCTTCAACCAGCGCAGGATCGGGGGTTTCCAAACTCACCGGGGACCCTGGCAACCTCCAAGGAACACGGGGCATAAGACTCGCGCAAACGCGTTAGCGGCACCCCTCCAGAGTTAGTTAACTGGTTAACTCCCTTGGTTAACTCGGCTGAAAGCCTTATGGGCTGTGGCTTACAGGGCGGTTAACTAACGAATTAACCTGGTTAACTCAGCCAGCTCTCGAGTCGGCTGAACGTCAGGCGGGCCGCGGCTTTCAGCCCGGTTAACTAAGGCAGTTAACCACGAGTTAACTAAGCAAATGATTGAAAGGCTATGGAATTGGCTGAAAGCCAGGTGGGCCGTGGTCTTGAGGTGGTTGACCTAGGAGTTAACCGACTATTTTACTCGGTTAACTCTCGGCCCTCCCGGGTTAACCGTAAGGCATGGACATGACAGCACTCACCAAAGCGGAGTTCGCCACGCGCCAAGGCTGGTCGAAACCCTATGTGTCGAAGTTGGCCAAGAGCGGTCGTCTGGTTCTGCTGGCGGACGGCATGGTGGATGTCGAGGCCACGGACCGACTGCTGTTCAGCACAGCGGATCCGAGCAAAGTCAATGTGGCGGCGCGGCACGAGCGCGAACGGATACAGCGCAGGCCGGAAGGCAATACCCCGGGCCCCCAGTTCGAATACGAGCCTTCAGCCGTTCTTTCGCACCATACTCCATTGGCCGGCGAGGGCATCCCGGACTTTCAGGAATCGCGCGCCTATCGCGAGTTTTATGAGTCACGCCTGACCGAGAGCGAGTTTCACAAGAATCGCGGCGCCCACGTCGAGTTGGAGGCCGTTAAAACGGCGGCGTACACGACCGGGCGGATGTTACGGGATCTGTTGCTGGGTATGCCGCCACAGTTGGCCCCTGAATTGGCCGCCATGAGTGATCACTGGCAAATCGAGAAGCACCTCACCGCCGCATTGCGCCGCGTGCTGGACGATGCCGAGCGGATGTCCTCGACTGACCTCATCCATTCTTTGACTGCAGCGAGCTAATCCATGTCAGCGGAAATGCCCGACGGTGCAGCGGTGTACCGGGAGGCGTATTTCCGTGGGCTGCGGCCAGAGCCGGATGTCTGGATCGATCAGTGGGCTGATGAATTCATGCGCATCCCGCGGGATGCAGGGGCCGCCGAACCCGGACAATACCGCACGGCGCGTACGCCGTATGCCCGCGAGCCCATGCGTTGTTTGTCACCGGCCCATCCGTGCAAGCGCGTGGTCACCATGGTGGCCTCGCAGTTGATGAAAACCCAGATAGCTTTGAACTGGATTGGCGGCCTGATCCACATGGCGCCGTCCAACATTCTCACGCTGTTGCCGAGCCTGGGGTTGGCCAAACGAGTCTCGTCGCGCATCGGCAAGACCATCAAGGCCACCCCGGTGCTGCGCGAACGAGTGGCCGCGAACCGTTCGCGAGATGCGCGCAATACTATGGACACCAAAGAGTTCGAAGGTGGTTCGCTGTACGTCACCACCGCTGGTTCGGCAGCGAACCTGTCGGAATTGTCGGCCCGGTACATTTACGGCGATGAGGTGGATCGCTGGGTGGTGGACGTGGGCGAGGAGGGCGACCCAATTGAGTTGGCTGAAACTCGGGGCAGTACGTTTGGCCGTAACGCCAAGTTCTACTTTTCCAGTTCGCCGACAATCCGAGGCGCCTCGCGCATTGCCGATCTGTTTGAGACTAGCGACCAGCGTTTTTACTACGTGCCGTGCCCGAATTGTGGGCACATGCAAGTCCTGGAATGGGAACGCCTGCATTACTCGGCGGATTGCCAACGGGCACACTACGAGTGCGCCGGGTCTGACTGTGATGTGTTGATCGAGGAGCACCATAAGGGAGAAATGTTGGCCAAGGGCGAGTGGCGCGCCCATGCCCAGGGTGATGGCGAAACCGTCGGTTTCAATCTCAATGCGTTGTACTCGCCGCCCGGCTGGACCGGTTGGGCCGCGCTGGCCAAGCAGTTCGAGAAGGCCAAGACCGCCATGTCCCGCGGCGATCTGGAGCCGATGCAGGTGTTCTATAACACCCGTCTGGCCAAGGTCTGGGACAGCGCCCAAGAGCAGACCAAAGCCGATGTGCTGATGGCTCGGGCTCGGCTGGAAACCTATGGATTGGGGTCGATGCCATTCGCTGTGTTGATGCTCACGGCCGCGGTCGATGTTCAAGCCAACCGGCTGGAGTTCATGGTGGTCGGGTGGGGCGCTGGCATGGAGCGCTGGATCATCGACTACCAGGTGATTTGGGGCGATCCCTCCGACGAACGCACCTGGTCGGTGCTCGATGACAAACTCAAGGTGCGTTATCCGCATCCGTGTGGCGCGGACCTGACAATCCGCGCAGCCGGCATCGACTCCGGCGGCAACCACACCGACGAGGTGTACCAGTTCTGCCGGCTGCGGCGCTGGCGCAACATCTTCGCCGTCAAGGGCGCGAGCAAGTCAGGTCGGCCGGTGATTGCGCAGCGGCCATCGATGATGGATGTCACCTGGAAAGGCCTGACCGAACGCAAGGGTGTCGAGCTGTGGTTCATCGGTACCGACACGGCCAAGGATTGGATTTACAACCGCTATCCAGTGGAGGACGGCCCCGGCGCGCTGCACTTTGCCAACGACCTGCCGGATGATTTCTTCGCCCAGTGCGTCGCCGAACGCAAGGTGACTCGGTATATCAAAGGCTACAAAAAAATTGAATGGGTCAAGGGCAAAGCGGAGCGCAACGAAGCCCTCGACTTGATGGTGTACAGCCTGGCAATGGCGCATTACCTGGGCCTGAATCGCTACAAGGAACACGACTGGGAGCGGGTGAGAAGCGCCCTGTTGCAGGCGGCGCCTGCGGGTGAAAAAGCCATTGCAGTCGAACGTGTCCGCGCTCCGGCGCCATCTCCGCAGCAACCGCCTGATCCCGTGCCGCCACCGGCCAAGCCGGTAATAGCACCGCTGCCGATTGCACGGCCGCCACAGCGTCGAAGCTCCAGCAGCGGCTACCTCAAAAAACGACGCTGAGTGAAGGCGCACCGTTGCAACCCACGTTGTCTTATTACTTTAGAGCGATCCCCATGGCCTTTACCCAACAGCAACTCGATGCGGTCGAGAAGGCAATTGCGCGTGGCGAAAAAATCGTGCGTTACGCCGATCGCAACGTCGAGTACCGCGACATCGACGAATTGCTCAGGGCACGCGACGAAATTCGTAGCTCGTTGATCGCGGCGGCCGGACCTCGTTCGCGCATCGTGCGGCTTTACCATGGAGGCAAGGGACTGTAATGGCTCGTCACTTTCCCACCTTGGGCCGCAGCGGATTCTTGATTCCCTCGAACATCAAGGCCAGTTATGAAGGCGCGGCCGAAGGGCGCCGCTCTGCCAGTTGGGATGCACCCGACGCCGGTTTCAACAGCATTGCCATTCCGGCGCTGCGCAACCTGCGCTCGCGTTCCCGCGCGGCGGTGCGCAACGACCCGTACGCCTTCAACATCATCGATAAGCGGGTCAGCAACCTTATCGGCACCGGTATTACGCCGCGGCCGAAAACCCAGGATGACGAGCTTCGGCATTTGCTGCAGGAACTTTGGGCCGACTGGACCGAAGAATCCGACGCCGATGGTCTCACCGACTTTTACGGACAGCAGGCGTTGATCGCCCGGACGGTGGAAACGGCCGGCGAATGTTTTGTCCGCCTGCGTCCGCGCGGCCTCGATGAGGGGCTGGTGGTGCCGCTGCAACTCCAGGTGCTGGCGCCGGAGTTTGTGCCACACGACAAGTCCGAAATGGCCCGTAACGGCAACTTCATTCGCGCCGGCATTGAGTTCAGTCCGGATAGCCGCCGGGTGGCGTACTGGATGTATCGCTCGCATCCCGGCGATGCCTCGTCGTTGAACAGTGGCTACAACCAATTGGTGCGCGTACCGGCGAGCCAGGTGCTGCACATTTTTGAACCGGTCGAACCGGGTCAGCTGCGTGGTCTGCCGCGTTTATCACCGGTGCTCAAGCGCCTGCGTAGCCTGGATAACTACGACGATGCGGTGTTGTTCCGCCAAGAGGTGGCCAACCTGTTCGCCGGTTTTATCAAAAAGCCTTCACCGGATGACATCCAGACCCCCGTAGACCCGGTGACTGGTGCGCCGCTGAATCTCGCCTCGGATGGCTTCACGCCCATGGTGGCGTTGGAACCCGGGACCATGCAGGAGTTGTTGCCGGGTGAGGAGGTCGAGTTTTCCTCACCGCCAGATGCCGGCAACAACTACCCGGATTTCATGCGTCAGCAATTGATGGCGGCGGCGGCCGGCGCCGGAATGCCATACGAGATCCTCACTGGCGACATGCGCGAAGTGAACGACCGCGCGCTGCGGGTGGTGCTCACTGAGTTCCGGCGTCGACTGGAACAGCTGCAATTTGGTGTGTATGTGCACCAGTTGTGTCGCCCGGTGCGGGCCGCGTGGATGGACATGGCGGTGCTCAGCGGTGCCGTGTTGTTGCCGGACTACGCCCAACGACGCCGTGAGTACCTGCGTACACGCTGGGTGCCACAAGGCTGGGCCTACATCCATCCGGTTCAGGATGTTCAGTCACGCACGATGGAAGTTAACGCCGGCTTTGCTTCGCGCAGCGAGATGGTCCTGCGCACCGGCTATGACGCCGAAACGGTGGACGAAGAAAACGCCGCCGATGCCGAGCGGGCTCGGGGCAAAGGTCTTAATTACAGCACACTCGTCGAACTGCTCCAGGCGCTCGACGACAAGGAGCAGACATGAGCAAGAAAACGCCGCCGCGCATTTACAACAAGGCCGGCCAGCGGGTGCCGGTGCAGGACAAAAGCTGGTACGCCGTGCACACCAGCGGTGAAGCGACCGAGCGGGTGATTGAAGTCTTTGTGTACGGCGAGATCGGCACCTGGGGCATTACGGCCAGTCAGTTTATGCAGGATCTGCGCGCCGTCGATGATGGCGTGTCGCCGGTGATCGCGGCGTTCAACAGCATCGGCGGCGACCTGTTTGACGGGTTGGCCATGCACAACACCTTGTCACGGCTGGGCGAGCGTTGCACGGCACGCATCGATGCCTTGGCCGCGAGCGCGGCTAGTGTCGCGGTGTGCGGTGCCCACAAGGTGGTGATCGCGTCCAACGCGATGCTGATGATTCATAACCCATGGACCTACGCGGCCGGCGATGCCGAGAGCTTTCGCAAAGTGGCGGATGTCCTCGATCAAACCATGGAGGCGATCATCGCGGCCTACAAGGCCAAGGCACCGGACATCGATGAGGCGGAGCTGCGAGGCTTGGTGGCCGCCGAAACCTGGCTGACAGCCAGTGAGGCAGTGGCTCTGGGGCTGGCCGATGAGGTGGGCGATGGGGTGCAGGTCAAAGCGTGTCTGGGTCAGGGCGGGGTAATTCAGCGTTATCAGCACACCCCAGCTGAACTGCTGGCCCAGCTCGATGAGTTGCCTGAGCCAGATCCGGAGCCGGCGCCAAATGATCCACCCAAGCCGGTGACGGACTCGGCCAAGCTGGCGTTGTTGATCACTCAACGTTGCGCGGAGGCGGGGATCAGCAACCTGGTCGCGCCATTGCTCAGTTCGACCCAACTTGAAAGCGAAGAGATTGTCCTGGCGGGACTGACCCGGGCCAAAGCGGTGCATGACCTGTGTGTCGCGGCAAGGCTGTCAGAACTGGGCGCCGAATACGTGGCAGCGGGGCTGGATGAGCCGGCGGTACGCGCGCGGCTGTTCGACAAGATCGTCAGTAGCGGCAACGGTTTCGAAATCGACAACAGCGTGCCCCTCGACGAGGACCCAGCACCGAAGGTGCAGGCGAAACAACCGAATCCGTCTTCGATCTGGGCAGCCCGTCAGGCCGCGCAGGCGGGGCAATCCAACAGTGCAAAAGGAGCACGAGCATGACCGTAAAGTACGAAACGCTGCACGCTGGCGAGTTTCTGCTCTCTGAAGGGGCCGGGAAGATCTCTCGTGAATCCATTCTGGTGGCCGCCGGTGCCGCACTGAATGCCGGCCAGGTGCTGGGGCTGGTCACGGTGACCAATGAGTTTGCCCCCTACGATCCCGCCGCCACCGATGGCTCCGAAGTGGCGGCCTGCATCCTCTACGGGCCGCTGGGCGAGTCGACCGAGGAGCGTCGCGCCAGTGCCGTGGTGCGGCTGGCCGAGGTCAGCGAGGTGCATTTGACCGGTTTCGACGCTGACGCTGAAGCCGCCTTGGCGGCTCAATTTGTGATTGCCCGCTAAGTCAGTCCCCTATATCCCAACCCCGCCTTGTGCGGGGTTTTGCTTTTCTGGAGAGTCCCTTCATGGCCGACATTGGCATTTTTACCGACGATGTTTTTTCCGTGTCCTCGCTGACTGCGGCGATCAATGAGCAGGAGTACTTGCCGGGCCGCATCAGCAGCCTGGGTCTGTTTCGCGAGGAAGGGATCAGCACCCTGACCGTGCAGATCGAAAAGGACGGTAACACCCTGGCCCTGGTGCCGGCGGGTGAGCGCGGCACCTCGGGTCTGGTCGTGGGTGCCAGCAAGCGTCAGATGATTCCGTTCAATACCGTGCACCTGCCGCAGCGTTTCACCATCAAGGCCGACGAGATCCAGGGCATTCGCGCCTTTGGTACGACTACCGAGTTGCAGGCCGTGCAGGGCGTAGTGAACACGCGCCTGAGCAAAGCCAAGCGTCAGCTCGACGCCACCCATGAATTCCAGCGCATGGGCGCGCTGAACGGCCTGGTGCTGGACGCGGATGGCTCGACGGTCCTGCTGAACATCTATCAGGCATTTGGTGTGGAGCAACAACGCCTGTCCATGGGGCTGAACGATTCGGCGACGAAGATCCGGGTCAAGTGCGCCGAAGCACTGGACATGCAGGACGATGAACTGGGCAGCGTTACCAGCTCGGGCGCGCGGGCCTTCTGCGGCAAGAATTTCTGGAACAAGCTGATCACGCACAAATCGGTTGAAGAAACCTACCTCAACACGATCCAGGCCGCGGAATTACGCGGTGATGCGCGGGACAGTTTCGAGCTGGGCGGCATCGTCTGGGAGCGCTATCGCGGGCGGATCGCCGGGGTGTCGTTTATCCACGACGATCAGGCGTTGTTGATTCCCGAAGGCGTGCCGGAACTGTACATCTCCTGCTTTGCCCCAGCGGACTACATGGAAACCGCCAACACCCAAGGCCTGCCGTACTACAGCAAGCTGGAACCACTGCCGTTCAACAAGGGCATGGCCGGTGAAGCCCAGTCCAACCCGTTGCACCTGTGCACCCGTCCTCGGGCACAGATCCTGCTGACGCTCTGACCATGGCCTTTCGAGACCTGGTCGCGGAGATCGACAGCGTGGTGTTCGACACCCTGGCCGATGTTGGCTTCATTGAAGGTCGGCGCGTGCTGGGCATGTTCTCGGCGCCCTGGTTGCAGCCCAAAATCGGACGCTTGAACACCGGTTTGCGCGAGCCGTGTTTTCACATTCGGGTGGCCGATTCCGTGGGTGTTGAAAAAACGCAGACGGTACAGATCGAATTGCCCGTGCTGGACGGTGGTGGCGAGTACACCCTGACTCACCTGGAGCCAGCGGGTGATGGTCTGGTGGCCTTGTCGTTGAGGTTAAAAGCATGAGTGCCGTGCCGGTTTCTCTGCAGTTTTCTGCAGACGATATGCAGGCTTTTAAACAGTTGGCCAAGGTGATGCCCAAAGCGGTCGCGGCAGCTCAACGGCGGGCGATCAACAAGACCTTGGGTTGGCTGGCCACGCACATGGCGCGGGATGTCAGCAAACAGGAACGGATTGCCGTTCGGGCAGTGCGTCAGCGCTTACGTAGTTATCCCATCAAAGGCCAGGGCCAGTTGGGCAAGCTCTGGTTCGGCACCAACCCAATGGAGGCCAGCCGGGTAGGGAATCCCCGTCAGAGCAAGGCCGGTGTCTCAGTGGCGGGGCGGCGTTATCAGGGTGCGTTTTATAAACGCGTCTATGGCAACAAGGCGGATATCTGGATTCGCACCTCCAGCAAACATTTCAACCCGGATGACTATCCCGGCAGCAGCGCGTCCGCGGGTGGAGGCACAAGTTCGGGCTGGATCGCGGAAAACGACAATCGCTTTCCACTGGCCAAGGCCAAGGTCTCGCTCGAAGACGTTGAAGGTCCGTTTTACACCTGGGCCAACAAGGCCGACGAGCGTCTACTGGTCGTGTTCAAACAAGAGATGAACTTTGAACTGCACAAAAACCTGAAGGGGAGCACCCGTGTCTGATCCTGCCTTTTCGCTGGATGCGTTGTACGCCGCCATTGAGGACCACATCCGCCAGGCACTGCCCTCGGTGCGGTTTGTGGCGACCTGTCCGGACATTCAGGACCGGATAGCGTTGCCGGCGGTATTTCTCGAGCCGGTTGAGTTTGAGCCCGGGCCCGACATCGGGACCGGTGAAACCGTACTGATCCAGCGCTTTGAAGCGCGGGTCATTGTCGCGCCCGAGTTAGCCCGTCATCAGCAACTCGGCGCTCAGTTGGCCGCACAACTTGCCATTCTGTTGCGGGCACAAACCTGGGGGCTGGACAACGTCGAACAGGCGCAGTTTGTGGCGTCGCGTCAGGATTGGACCAAACCCGAACTGGATGGCTACACCGTGTGGACGGTGGAGTGGACCCAGCAGATCTACCTCGGTGAGGTTGAGTGGCTTTGGCCTGTCGAGCCCCCGGGCACCCTGTACCTGAACGTCGATGGTTGCACCGGTACCGGCAATGAAGATCACTACTTTCAACCGGAGGATCTGGCATGGGATACGCCAGCGCCGAACATGACCGGATGATCGCGGCGATGCTGATGCCCTGTGTGGTGGTCGGCATTGATCTGATAGCCGGGCGGGTGCGAGTCAAGGCCGGTACCTGGGTCAGTGCCTGGGTGCGCTGGCACAGCCTGGCGGCCGGCAAAGCCCGTCATTGGCGGGCACCGAGCCCGGGTGAGCAGGGCGCGCTGTTCAGCCCGAGCGGTGATCCGGCCATGGGCACCTTTATCCCGGGACTGTATGGCAATGCCGGGGCCCCGCCGGACAACCGCGATCACGTCGAGGCCTGGTACTTCGACGATGGCGGGTCACTGGTCTACGACTGGCAAGCCGGCAGCTACAGCATCGCGTTACCCGACGGCAGCCGCGCGACCATCACGGTCGGTGGCTCGCAGCTTGACGTTACGCCGGAGCAAATCCGGGTGACGGCCAGCCAGATCACCCTGGCGGGTGAGGTAAGCATCGACGGTGCGCTGAGCGTATCCGGCGACATCAGCGGCGCCGGCACGATCATGGATGCCGGCGGCAACAGCAGCAACCACTCGCATTGAATGAACATTCACTTTGGCCTGCCGTGCGCGGGCTTTTTCATGTCTGGAGAAAAAGCATGACGAGTAAAACCAAGGCAGTTCCCGCCGCCACGGATGCACCCGCGCCGGCCACGCTGAGTATCTTTCGCGACACGCTGTACACCTCGCGGGTGCTGGTCCTGCTGGAAGCCGAGCGCACCTTGAAAGTGGAAAAGGGCCAGGTTGCGGTGGCCTCGGATGACACGGTCGCGCTCGAGTATTTGCATGGTCGCAAGGATTTTGTCGCGGTCGAGGGCTGATCCCATGATTGGGATGATCGGACTGGACCGCCGCACCGGCCAGCTCATTTCCGGCCTCGATCACCTGCGCCAGTCCATCGAGGATATCTTGTCCACACCGCTGGGCAGCCGGCGCATGCGCCCGGAGTACGGCAGCAAGCTGCGGCGCTTTGTCGACCTGCCGGTCAATGACGGCTGGAAAAGCGCCGTGCAGGCCGAGGTGGCCAGCACGCTCGGGCGTTGGGAGCCGCGCCTGAAGCTGGGCCGGGTGCGCGCCGTGGCCATCCTCGACGGGCGTATCACCTTTGAGCTGACTGGGCAGTACCTGGGCAGCGACGTGACTTTGGAGGTGTCCGCATGACCATGGAACTGGCGGCCCTGCCGCCGCCGCAAGTGCTGGAGGACCTCGACTTTGAGGAGGTCTACCAGGAGAAACTGGAAGCCTTCCGGCTGAGCATGGGCGACAACTGGAGCGCGGAACTGGAAAGCGACCCGGTGCTCAAGCTGATCGAGCAGGCCGCGTACGGCGCCCTGCAGAACCGGGCGCGGGTCAACGACGCGGGCAAGGCGCTGCTCTTGGCCCATGCCGAGCGGGCCGACCTCGATCACCTGGCCGCCAACGTCAACCTGCAGCGCCTGGTGATTCAGGCCGGGGATCCGAGCACGGTGCCGCCGACGCCGCAGGTGCTCGAAGAGGACGATGCCCTGCGCGAGCGGGTGCAGATGTCGTATGAGGGACTGACCACGGCGGGGCCGCGCAACAGCTACATTCTGCATGCGCGCAACGCCTCGGGCCTGGTGGCCGATGCCACGGCGGAAAGTCCGTCACCGGCCGTGGTGGTGGTCACCGTGCTCAGCCTCGAAGGCAGCGGCGCCGCCTCGCCGGAACTGCTGGAGCAGGTCCGCCTGCACCTGAATGACGAGGACGTGCGGCCGGTAGCCGACCGCCTCACGGTACAAAGTGCCGTAGTCATCGATTACCACATTGATGCGGTGCTGTACCCGCAGGCACCCGGCCCGGAGAACGAAGCCTACCTGGCCGAAAGCCAGAAACGCCTTAGCGAGTGGATCAACCCGCGCCGCCGCCTGGGACTGGAAGTGGCGCGCTCGGGGATCGATGCGCAATTGCACGTTCCCGGCATCGCCCGGGTAGAGCTGCTGGGCTGGACCGACATCAAGCCGACTAAGGCCGAGGCGGCGTATTGCACCGGTTACAGCGTGACGCTGGGGGCCTGACATGAGCAGTCTGTTACCGCTCAACAGCACCCCGCTGGAATTGGCCGTGGAAGCGGCCAACTACGAAAACACGTTGATTCCGCTGCGCAGTTTGTACAACGCCGACACCTGCCCCGAACACCTGTTGCCGTACCTGGCCTCGGCCTGGTCGGTGGACCGCTGGAACAACAACTGGACCGAAGAGGCCAAGCGCACGGCGATCCGCTCCGCGTACGACGTGCATGCACGCAAAGGCACCATCGGCTCGCTGCGGCGGGTGGTCGAGCCCTTGGGCTACCTGATCGACGTCGTGGAATGGTTCGACACCGTGCCGGAAGGCGTGCCCGGCACCTTCGCTCTGGAGGTCGGCCTGAATGACGCCGGCATCACCGAGGAGCTGTACGAGGAACTGGCGTGGTTGATCGACGATGCCCGTCCGGTCAGCCGGCACATGACCAACCTGGCGCTCAGTCTGCAGACCGAGGGGGTGCTGAGCATTGCCGTGTGCGTGCAAGAGGGCGAAGAGATCGACGTGTACCCACCGGCTCCGCAAGACATCGACGTGACCGGCAGCTTTGGGCCGGCGCTTTGCGTCGATGAAACCGATACTTTGGACGTTTATCCCTATGATTGATAAGACCAGTCAGTTTTTTGCCATTCTCACGGCGGTCGGTGAAGCCAAACATGCCAATGCCATCGCCATGGGCCTGGACTGGATGTTCACCGAAATGGGCCTGGGCGATGCCAACGGCACCGACCCGATTCCCGATCGCCTGCAGACCCAGTTGATCAATGAATGGCGCCGGGCGCCGATCAACCAGATCCGCGTCGATCCGGCCAATCCCAACACCGTCATCACCGAACAGATCATTCCGCCGGAAGTGGGCGGTGTGTGGATTCGTGAGATCGGCCTGTACGATGTCGACGGTGATCTGGTGGCGGTGGCCAATTGCGCGCCGAGCTACAAACCGTTGCTGGATCAGGGCAGTGGCAAGACCCAGGTCGTGCGGATGAACTTCATCGTCAGCAGCTCGGCGAACATCGTGCTGAAGATCGATCCGGCGGTGGTGCTGGCCACCCGCGAATACGTGGACCTCGCGATCAGCGAAGCGCTGGCCAAGCTGGATCACAAACAGTCAGCGCGGGTGGCGACGACCGCCGCCATTGCCCTGAGCAATCTACAGACCATCGATGACGTGGCCGTGGTCGTCGGTGACCGGGTGTTGGTGACCGCCCAGGCGCTGCCCCAAGAGAATGGCCTCTATGTCGTCAGCGCCGAAGGCTGGACGCGGGCCGCCGATGCCGACAACAGCCTGGAAGTGACACCGGGGTTGTTTATCCACGTCGAGCAGGGCACGACCAACGGCGACAGCCTCTGGCAGTTGGTCACCGACGCGCCGATCACCCTCGGCACCACCGGTTTGCAGTTTGAAATGATCGCCGGTGGCAGCGGGGTGGGTGTGGGCACGTTTCGCAGTGTCACCGTCGATGCCCTTGGGCGCGTGATCGCCGGTACCAACCCGACCACCCTGGACGGCTACGGCATCACCGATGCCCTGGCAGTGACCGAAAACTTGGGCGATGTTGCGGATGTGGTCGAGGCTCGGAATAACCTCGGGCTGGGCACCGCTGCGACCGCTGATGTGCAGGTCCATCTGCACGATGAAACGCCTGATGCGCTGATGAAGGTCGGAGCGTTCGGCTGGGGCGGGCCTGCCTATGCGGTCAGTGACGTTGACATCGGTGGTTTGAACGCGGAGACGGCCCTCTATTTCATCAGCAATGGCATAGGAGGGCCAGGTGGCGGGATCTATGAGGGTTGGGTTCGCGTTTCGGCGATTACACCAGGTCAATACGCCTTCCAGGAGATTTATGGGAATGCCGACCACACCCTACACCGCCGGGCCTTGACTGCCGGTGTTTGGGGCGAATGGGAAAGCATCTGGGACTCAACCAATCTGGTTCAACAAACCTCTCCCCAAGATGACACCCCAGGTCATGTATTGCTCACGGGTGCTTATGGCATCGGTCACGGGGGGATTGTCCTTCCCGACGGCACTGATCTAAACACAATCACCACCGTGGGCATTTACCGGGTGAACACCAGCCTGAACATGCCTGCCGGCGGTCAATTCTCCCCCATGCTGGTTGCAGTCAGTCAAGACACCCTCTGGCAACAAATCACTAGCTACAACTCCGGTACAACCTATACCCGAGGCGCAGTTCAGACCCCAGAGGGATATGAATTCAGTGAGTGGGTAACGGGTTGGAACACGAGTAACTTCAACCCTGGTGCGTACCAACCTGCGTTGGGTTTCACTCCCGTTCAGCAAGGCGGTGGTGCGGGTCAGGAGTCGAACAAGGTCTACATTGGTTATCGACCCGCCTCGAGCGACGTGGGTTTACAGGTTGATGCTTCCGACTTCGGGAGGATCTGGACCGAAAGCAATTTTGATCCTGCTTCCATATTTGCCGTCCCTGTCGGCGTGCCGTTTCCCTGGCCAACCGCTACGCCACCCGACAAATGCGTTTTGATGGGGGGGCAACCGTTCGACGTGACGGCCTTCCCGGCGTTGGCCGCCGTGTATCCCACTGGAATGCTGCCAGACATGCGTGCCGAGTCGATTCGTGGTCTGGATGGCGGGCGCGGAATCGATCCCGACTATGGGCGCCCTGTGTTGAGCCTTCAACTCGACGCGCTACAAAACATGACGGGTGAACTCAGGCTGCAAGATGACGATTCAATGTTGCTGGTGAATACCGCGACCGGCGTATTTACGGCTACGGGTTACATGACGAGTGATATACCCGCTGCACCACGAGTCAGTACAACGGGCAACATGTCGGTAACTTTCAATCCTTCAGCCGTCGTCCGTGTGAGTCCAGAAACCCGAATGCGCAACGTCGCTTACAACTACATCTGCAGGATGTATTGATGACTACTTTAGTGAATGGCTTTTTTGATGAGAGTGGCTGGATTGACGTTTACACGTTCAGTGAAACCACCGGTGAGTACCTCGGACAGCACGACATCTATGTGAGTCGCGGCTGCGGTCTACCGGCTGGCGCAACGCTGGAGGTGCCGCCTGAAGCCCCGGAGCAGCAGGTGGTCGTCAGGCAACAGAATGCGTGGGGCGTGGTGCCTGATTATCGTGGCGTGGCTTTCCGCACCACCGATGGTGCCGAAGTGACGCATTCGATGCCGGGCGAGTTACCGGCCGAACTGACGGCGTTGCCGCGACCGAGTGCGGCCCATCTCTGGGACGGTCTCGATTGGGTGCTCGATGCCGCGCTCGATCTGACGATGCAAAACCGTCGCGAACGATCGTGGATCGAAAATGAACTGCACTGGGCTGGCCGAGAGATCGACAAGCATCTGGATGCTGATCCGGCTGCGCTGAACACCGAACTCGCCTGGCGCACCTACCGCAATGAACTGCGGGCCTGGCCTCTTTCGCCAGACTTTCCAGCCAGTGATAAACGGCCTTTAAAGCCGGACGGACTGACCAGCACCGCGTCCTGACGCCCCGCATTGCCGGGGCGTTTTCTTTTCCATGCTGCACGTCACCGCACATCCCCACGGCCTCGCTTATGCGGGGCTTTTTCGTTTCTGGAGCATCACTCTATGAGTTTTTTTCACGGCGTCACCGTGACCTTGGTGGACACCGGCGCCCGGCATATCGCTACCCCGTCCGCGTCGATCATCGGCCTGTGCAACACCTTCACCGTGGGGCCGCCGGCAACCGCAGCGGCCAACGAATTGCTGCTGATCACCCGCGAAAGCGAAGCGGTGGCCGCCTGGGGTCCGGACGCGGCCATCACCCAGGACTGCAAGGCCATTTTCAAGCGGTCGAAGGCAGTGATTGTCGCTGTCGGTGTGCCGCTGCTGGACGACCCGGCCGAGCAGTTGTCCGCGATCATCGGTGGCGTTTGGGCCGACGGCAGCCGTACTGGCATGCAGGCGTTGCTCAACGGCAAAAGCAAGTTCAACGCCCAGCCACGGTTGTTGGTGACTCCGGGGTACTCGTCGACGCTGGCAGTGGGCACGGAGCTGGTGGCGCTGGGCGACAAGATGCGGGCCATGGCCATCCTCGACGGGCCGAACACCACCGACGAAGCCGCCATTGCGTACGCCGGCAACTTCGGCAGCAAACATGCCTACATGGTCGATCCGGGCGTGCAGTTCTGGGACACCGGAATCAGTGCCACGGTCAACGCGCCGGCGTCGGCCTGGACCGCCGGCCTGTTTGCCTGGACCGATGCCACCTACGGTTTCTGGGCCTCGCCGTCGAACAAGGAGTTTGTCGGCATCACCGGCACCACGCGGCCAATTGAGTTTCTTGATGGTGACCCCTCCTGCCGGGCCAACGTGCTGAACAACGCGAACATCACCACGATCATTCGTGATGACGGCTATCGGCTGTGGGGCAACCGCACACTGTCCAGTGACCCGAAATGGAAGTTCGTCACCCGCGTGCGCACGTTGGATATCGTCATGGACGCCATCCTCTACGCGCACAAGTGGGCCGTCGACCGCTCGATCACTGCGACCTACGTCAAGGACGTGACCGAAGGCCTACAGGCGTTCATGCGCGACCTGAAGAATCAGGGCGCGATCATCAACTTTGAGGTCTATGCCGACGAAGAGCTGAACACCTCCAGCGAACTCAGCGACGGCAAGGTGTACTGGAACATCCGGTTCACCGATGTGCCGCCGGCCGAAAACCCGAACTTCCGCGTGGAGGTGACCGATCAGTGGATCACTGAAGTGCTGGACACCGCAGCCTAAGGAGGCCGTTTTATGATTCCTGAAGTGCTCTACAACACCAACTTGTTCGTGGACGGCATCAGCCTGCAAGGCGACGTGCCGAGCCTGACCCTGCCCAAGTTGACCCTCAAGACTGACGAATACCGCGCGGGCGGCATGGATGCGGCGGTCGAACTCGACATGGGTATGGAGAAGCTGGAAGCCAGCTTCCTCACCAATGGGGTGCGCCGCGAGGTGCTGAAGTTCTTCGGCCAGTCCGACTTGACCGGGTTCAACGCCTCGTTCCGCGGTGCCTTTAAGGGCCAGAAAGGTGTGGTCAAGTCGGTGGTCGCCACCCTGCGTGGCAGCCTCAAGGAAGTCGACCCGGGGGACTGGAAACCGGGCGAAAAGGGCGAGTTCAAGTACGCCGTTGCGGTGACCTATTACAAGCTAGAGATCGACGGCAGCGTGATGTTTGAAATCGATCCCCTCAACTCGATCCGCGTCATCGATGGTACCGATCAATTGGCCGCTGTGCGGTCTGCCCTGGGCATGTAAGGAGCAACACCATGAGCAACGTGAAAGACAACGTCCTGCCCAAGTGGCTGCAACTGGGCGATGGCATTGCCACCGTCATGTTATCTAAAGCGAGCGAGGCCAACGGCATCAAGGTCGACAAGCTGACCCTGCGCGAACCGACGGTGCGCGAAATGCGCGCTGCCACCTTGCAGGGCGGTACCAACGAAGAAGAGCAGGAGATGGTCTTGTTCTGCAGCCTGGCGAGCATCGGCCGTGGCGATCTGGAGGGGCTGCTGATGCGCGATTACCGTCGTTTGCAGACCGCCTATTTTCGTCTGGGAGCAGACGACGGGGTTTAACCCCCGGCTGCAAAAGGCTTTGGCCAAACGCTTGGCCGTCGAGCTGAATTTTTCGGCGGCCGAGATTCAGGGGCTGTCGTTTTCCGAGATGGTCTGGTGGCTCACGGACTGAGCCCACTCCGTCGCACGTAGGTGATAAGCATGGCGAACAAACTCTCGCTCGGGCTGGTGATTGGTGGCGCCGTGGATTCTTCGCTGGGCGCCGCCTTCAAGAACGTCAGCGGCGAAATGAAAAAGCTTGAGGTGCAAACCACCCGCGCCAAGGGCTTGCAGAAAGTCATCGGCGAGACCATGCGTCTGCGCGATGAATGGAAAAAAGCCCACGACAGCGGGGCGGCCAATGCCGACGCCTTGTTGCGCAAACTGGAAACCAACACCAACAGCCTGCGCAAGCAGGGTGTCGAAGTCGGGCGCCTGCGTCAGGAGTACCTGGCGCTGGGCAAGGTGGTGCGCGGTGCCGAGTTCAAAGCCAAAGGCATGGGCCAAGTGCAGGAGGGGCAGGAAAGCCTGCGCAGCGGATTCGGCACCGCGGTGGCCGGTACCACTCTCGCGGCCGTACCGACCAAGGTCAGCGCGGATTTTCAGGCGATCATTCGCGACATTGCGATCAAGTCCGGTACCGCCAATACACAGCAGGAAGTGAACACCGCGCGGGACATTGTCCAGACCTCAAAGGACACCGGCATGGCCAACACCCAGGTGGCTGATCTGGTGAACCAATTGGTCGGCGGCGGCATGGCATTGACCGAGGCGCTGCAGTACGCGCCGGTGGCCGCCAAGTTTGCGGTCGGGCAGGGCGCGTCGGGCACCGACACGGCGAAGATGATTCTGGCGATGCAGAACAACGCCAAGATCACCGACCCAAAAAAAATGGAACAGGCCTTGGCGTCGGTGGCGCTGCTGGGCCAGCAAGGCAGCTTCGAGGCGGCCGACATGGCCAAGTGGTTTCCGGAGCTGTTGGCGCAGATGGCCAGCACTGGCATCACCGGCCAGGAGGCGGTCACGCAACTGGGGGCGATGCTGCAAGTGCAGATCAAGAGCGCCGGCAGTGCGGATGAGGCGGCGAACAACCTGAAAAACTGGGTCGCGAAAATCGGCTCGGAGGAAACGGTCAAAGGCTATGCCGATGCCGGGATCGACTATCAGGGCTCGATGAACGCCGCCATTGGCAAGGGGCTGTCGACCTTTGAAGCCAGTTTTGAACTGGCTCGCCGGTATGTGGAAAAGACCGACCCGAAAAAGGCCAAACAGCTGAATCAGGGGTTGACCCAGATCAGCCAAGAGACGGACCCGGCCAAGGCGCAAACGATGGCCGATGCCCTGGCCGCGACACTGCGTACCGGCGACGTGTTTGCCGACATGCAGGTCAAGACCGCGCTGATGGCGTACACCCAGAACAAAAAGCTGTATGCGGACCTGAAAAGGGACGCCTCGGACCCCAACGGCCAGCGCAAGGACATTCTCGACAAAAACCTGAGCGAGCGGCGCGAAGCCTCGTCACAACGCTGGGCCGAAACCGGTCAGGCGTTCAACGATTCGCTGCGGGCCATCGGGGATGCCCTGCGTCCGGCGACGGATGCGCTGGCCACCGGGATTGGCGCGGCGGCGCGTGGCTTGACTGCCTTGTCCGAGGAGACGCCCAAGGTGGTGCTGGGCCTGGCGGCGTTGAGTGCCGGAGCGTTGCTGGCGGGCAAGGCATGGGCCGCGCTGAAGATCGGTCGGGGGCTGGTGAACATCGGGCGCGGTTCGGCCGGCGACCGGTCCAATATCGTGCAGCGGGTGTTCGTGACCAACGCGAATGACGTCGGTGACGACGGGCTGGATCACGGCCAAGATTGGAAGCGAGGAAAAGGCAACGGCGCTGCAAGTCGGATGTCTCGCGGTTCTCGTTTCATGAAAGTGGGCGGGGCGCTGGCGGCGGTCGGTGCCGGCGTTCAGATGCTGGACACTTACCAGAACGCCACCACCCGTGATGAAAAGGCCGAAGGCTATGGCGAGGCGGCGGGTGGGCTTGCTGGTGGATTGGCCGGCGCCGCCGCCGGTGCGGCCATCGGTTCGGTCATCCCACTGCTCGGCACGGCGGTGGGCGGGATGATCGGTGCTTGGCTCGGGGCGTGGGGCGGCGGTGACGTGGGCGCGACCATGGGCAAGGCGTTGTTTGGCGGGCCGGACACCCCGGTCGTCCCCAAAGCACCGCTCGGCCTCTTTCCCATGGCCGCCGGCCAGGGGGTTGGCGCGGTCGTGCGCTCGATGGAAAACGCCCCCACCGCGCCGATCACGGCGGCGGCATTGATGTCGAGCACCGCGGCTAAGACACCCAAATGGCCGAAGGTCGATCAGCAATTCACCTTCGCCCCAGCCCCGGTATTTCAGGTGCAAGGCGATGTGAAAGACCCGGCGCAGTTGGTCCAGGAATTGATGCCGTACCTGCGCCGTCAGTTTGACGACTTCGCCCGGGAGGCGCGTGACCGCCAGTTGTTTGATGCGCCCCATGTGGGCTAAGGAAGTGTTATGGCGGATGAAAAAACTTACCTGCAGCACTTGCAGGGCGGGCTGAAGTACATGGTCGACGCCGGTGAAGCCGGTCGCACTGACCTCGAGTCGATGACCGGGCCCATGAATGGCGCGCTGAATGAAATCAGCGGGGCGGCCGATGCGCTGGAAGGTCTGCCCTTTATCAGCGAGGACCTGAGCGACAAGACCCGACGCCTGCAGGATGCGATCAACTCGGCGCAGGCCAAGATCGGCAAGGTCGCCAGCTACTACAACCAGACCCAGCGCGCGCTGGCCCAGTTTGAAGAGCACTTTTCCGTCCTGACCGAACAGATCGGCCGCTTTGGCGCGGCGTTCAACAAGGTGGCCGGCAAGGCCAATGCCGCGTTGGGCAACATCTTCCCGACCGAATGGTTTGCCGGCGACATGACGCCGATACCCGACGCGGTGAAGCCATTTCCGCACCTGCTGATCATCTACCCGCTGAAAGCCAACGAGCGGCCGTATTATTTCAACCTGGACACCGCCGCGTTTGACGAACTGCGCCGGCAGACGTCGTTTCGCTGGGCCGCGCAGGAACGCCTGACCCGGCGGCCGGCGCAACAGGCCGTGGGGCTGGGCGAGGAAAAAATCACCATCAAGGGTGCGATCTACCCGAGCTTCAAGGGTGGACTGAAGCAGCTGGATACGCTGCGCAGTATCGGCGCCAAGTTGCTGCCTCTGAACTTGACCACCGGTTACGGCGAGGTGCTGGGCAACTGGTGCCTGACCAATATCGACGAGGAACAAAGCGCCTTGCTGCCCGGGGCCATCCCGCGCAAGCAGGGATTTTCATTGGAGTTTGTCCGTTATGGCGATGACCTGCAGAACGGCTGACGGGGATTTACTCGATACCCTGTGCCACCACTATTACGGCCACCTGAACCGCAGCGTCGAGGCGGTACTGGCGGCCAATCAGGGCCTGGCCGATGAGCCACAACCATTCCGGGCCGGCCTGCTGATCACGCTGCCGGACCTGGTGGTGGAGACTGACAGCGTGATCTCGCTATGGGATTGATCCCGTTACCCAGCCCGCCGAGTGCAGGCTTTTTCTTGTCCGGAGTACCGATATGCAACCGCTTTTCCGGATCGTTGCCGACGGCGCCGACATCACCGCTTTGATCAATGATCGGCTGGTGTCGCTGCAGCTCTCCGATCGGCCCGGGATGGTCTCCGATTCGTTTGAGCTGCGCATTGATGACCGTGACGGCGCGGTGTCGCTGCCCGTACGTGGCGCGAGCATCGAGGTCTACCTGGGGTATGCCGGCGCCTACCTGACGCGCATGGGCCGCTACACCGTGGACGAAGTGGCGGTCTCCGGCCCGCCGGACACGCTGGTGATCAGCGGCAAAGCCAGCGACATGCGTGGCAGCGGCAAGACCACCCGCAGCGGCAGTTGGGAGGACGTCAGCCTGGCGCAGATTGTCGGCGACGTCGCCGCGCGCAATGGCTGGCACCCGTCGTGCCCGGTCGACACCCCAGTGCCGCGCATGGATCAGCTCAATGAGTCGGACTTCAATTTCATCACCCGCTTGGCCAAGAAACACGACTGCACCGCCAAGGTGGCCGATGGCAAGCTACTGGTTTTGCCGCGCCAGGGCGGACAGAGCGCCAGTGGCAAGGCCTTGGCGGTGATTACCTTGGAGCGCAGTGATGTGACCCGCTGGCAGTTTCGCTTAAGCGACCGCAGCGCGCATCAAGGGGTCAGCACTCAGTACCAGGAGCCGGCCAGCGGCGAACTGTTGGTCTCGCACCTGGACAACCCCAACGTGCCCGAAGGTCTGCCACCGGTGCATACCGATCGCCATATCTATCCGGATCGCACGGCGGCCGACGAAGCGGCCAAGGCCCGTCTGGCCGCGTTCAACCGCTCGACCGCCTCGGTGCGTCTGGACCTGCCCGGTCGGACCGACCTGTTTGCCGAAATCATGATTGAGGCGCAAGGCTTCAAGCGTGGCCTCGATGGTGAATACCTGGTGGAGTCGGTGGATCACACCTTCACCCCGTCTGGGTGGACGGTGTCGGTGGAGTGCAATGGCGGCAAGGAGGGCAAGGCCAAGGCCTCAGGAAAGCCCCAGAAAGGCGTGCTTGAAGTGGCCGATTGATTGTCCGGGCGTGTGAGCCGACCCGGGTCAAAGAGGGTTTAACCTCAAAGTAAAAGGAGCGGCCAGACTGGATGCGTCAACATCCAGGCTGGCCACCGTCCCCGCAGATTGTCCCTGCAAGTCCCGCCAAGGCTCCTGCTCTGTGCACAAAGCACAGTGAGCCTAGCACCTGTTTATTTATACAGTAAAGGTCTTGCTATCTATGTCTTCACCCATCATCCCTTGGATGGGCGGCAAACGCCGTCTGGCCGATCGCCTTATCCCGCTGTTTCCACCCCACGAATGCTACGTCGAAGTCTTTGCCGGCGGCGCCGCGCTGTACTTCATGCGGCCCCAGGCCGCGCCGGTGGAAGTCCTGAACGACATCAACGGTGACCTGGTGACCTTGTATCGCGTGGTACAGAACCACCTCGAAGAGTTCGTGCGTCAGTTCAAATGGGCGCTCAGCTCGCGGCAGGTGTTTGAGTGGCAGAAGATGACCCGTGTCGAAACCCTCACCGACATCCAGCGCGCTGCCCGATTCTTCTACCTGCAGCATCATGCTTTCGCCGGTAAGGTATCCGGGCAGACGTTCGGTACGGCGACCACCGGCCCGGCCATCAATCTGCTCCGTATCGAGGAAAACCTCTCAGCCGCGTGGCAACGCCTGTCAGGCACCTACGTGGAGAACTTGCCTTGGCTGGAATGCGCCGAACGCTACGATCGGGCGCACACCTTCCACTACATGGACCCGCCGTATTGGCAGACCGCAGGGTATGGGGTGGCTTTTCCTTTTGAGAACTACGAACGCATGGCCGATTTCATGCGCCGCTGCAAGGGCAGGGTGATGGTCAGCATCAACGACCACCCAGACATTCGCCGGGTGTTCGAAGGCTTTCATTTCGAGACGCTGGACATCCGCTACACCACGACCAACCAACGGCAGGGCAAGGCTGAGGTCAGTGGCGAACTGGTGATCATGAACTGGGAGCCTGAAGCACTGGGAGGCCTGTTTTGAAGTAACTGCTTTCACAGGTGACATTGGTCAAAGGCAGAGATCGGCCAATTGTTGCCTGTCGCAAAAAACCGCAATTGGCCGACTGAGCTCGCTGGCAACTCTGTCAACAGGTAGGGCATAGATAAGGATTCGAACCCTCTTCTAGCTGCCTGTCGGCGTGTGCTGCCCCCTAAATAAAAAGTCTCAGCACCTTTCCAATGGGCTCATACGGGGCAGCCCTGAATTTTCCCTAAGCAGGCTGATGGTGAGTGTGCATCTGCTTAGCGAAAAGCTAGTCTGATGATGTATTGGTATACTAAGCCGGAACACATAAAAAAAGCCTCTGCAACCGAGCATCCTGTCTTGTACCATTTCCGTACCAGCGCTATCTTCTAAACTCCCAAGAACCGAAAGGCGATTACGTTTTGCTGCGAGTCGCACCTTACGCCCACTGCATAGGTTTTTAGGGTGTTTGCAATTTAGCAGCGTGGACTTATGTTAGATAAGTTAGTATTGTGTATTTCGATACACTACCACATGCAATACTTTCCAACTCTTCAGCCAAGGAAGTCAAGGGCAGCATGATTGTGCAAGCACTCTAAATCCAGAATCGCCGCGGGCATTAGCACCTCCACACATTAAGTGTTTCAGTTAAAAGGAACCAAGCAATGACAAATTCAGAATTTCCCATAAAAATATTCACAGGAGGCTACGAGATAATAGCTTCAGGCATTGTTCATACCGAAACAGATGAGATCCAATTTGAATTGGCTGGCCTAATTATAAAGTATAGGTTTAAGTCGGACGGTGGCACTGGACGGTTCGCAGGCACGATTGTAGATAATGCCCTGGTAATAGATCTATTCAATGCCAACAACGTCTTGAGCGAAGGAAAAGTTGATCCTGTAGAAATAGGAAATTTGGGCGGTCGAGCATTATTTGCCACCTGGGTAACTAACACACTTGAAACTAATCGCAGGCAATTCAGTTACACATTTATGTTGCGGAAACAATAACCATGCAAGGCTCTCTCAAAGCACCTGAAGTCACGACCCCGGACGCCACACAAACTGAAAAAGGTGCCGCCGTAACATCTAAAGAAATTGCAGGAAAAATAGCAAACCATATTGGCACAGGAAAAAATGCAAAAGACTCTTTCATATGGATGACTATCACGTGGAGCTTTTTTATTGCCTCGGGATTAAGTATTCTTTTATTTTTCCGCTCTTTTTCCGATGTGGCGACTGAAGAAATACTGCTCGACTCGATTGTAAAAATTTGGAGCATTTTCGTTCCAATGATAACTCTTGCCCTCGGGTATGCGTTCGGCAAAGGCGAATAA